CAAAGTGCCGATCAACTGGCACGTTCTGGTGTGTTGAAGCCTGGTTCAGAAAGTCTTGTTAATGGATTAGCTAGTGCAGGAAAAACACTCACCAATACTCTTCCCGCATCAGTGTTTACTGGTAGAGCCGGAGCTGAGACAGTAGAACAATTAGCAGCAAACCCTGACGCACAAGCAACAGCAGCAGTCAACTTAATGACCACTGCTCAGCAGGAATTAACGCAAGCAGGCGTAATTAATGGTAGTGAATCAACAACTCAAACTGCCGGGCTAATAGCGGCTGCTAGTACTTTGGGCACCGATGCTGTTGTTGACGCAGTAAAGCAATCTTCTACAGCCACAGAAGCAGTGGAAACTGCGACAACTAATCTCACCGCAGCAGCCAGTGCAGTCGGTATCCCGGCAGCAGCGACCGCGGCAGCTGGAGCAAATCTAGTAAACAATGCAACGGCATCTGCCACAGCATTGGCAGGCGCTGCTGCTGGAGCAAAAAATGTTGCCGGCGCTATTGGAGCAGGTATATCAGCAGCTAAACTGGCTGATAGCTTAGGTGGATTGGGAGGAATAGCAAATTCTCTCAGGGCGCTGGAAGATGCAAACAGCGCATTAACTGGACTATTAGATTCAGTTAAGGGTATATCAGGATCTGCATTTAGTGCAGTCAAAGATGGATTTGGTAAATTAGAAGCCGGTGTACCACAAAACTTGTCAGAAATTGCTAAAGAAAAAGCTGCTAAAACCGCTGTCACTGAGAATCTTCCAGGATCGCAGCCGGCATTTGCTAAGAGCTTGTCTAGCCTAGTAACAAAAGCAGGCGATGCATTTAACAAGGCAGCTAAGTTATCCAGCGATCTTAGTAATTCAATTAATAGTGTGGTTGGTCCGGCCGGACGAGCATTATCAGGCGTCGCAGGAGCCGCTACCGGTGCTTTAGGAGCCGCTACTGGCGCCGCAGGAACTATTACTGGCGCTGCAGGAACTATTACTGGCGCTGCAGGAGCTATTACTGGAGCAGCCGGTGCTGTTACCACTGCGGCCGGTGCTGTTACTAACGCAGCAGGTGCTGTGAATAGCATCACTGGTAACGTCAGTAATCTAACTACTGCTATCGGTGAGGTCACCGGACCTCCAGGCATTGCGGCAATTACTGCTGCCCCCGCCGTACCCGGAACCACTAATATTACTACTACACTGTCTTCAATTGCTGATGTATCATCCGAAATTGGTACTCTTCCCAACACGATTGGTGTAAGCACTGTTAATAATGCGATAGTTATTTCAACTTCAGCAGACCAATTAGTAGCGGAAGGAACTGGTGCAGTCAATGCAATTAGCGATTTAGCCAATGCAGGCAACAACTTAGAAAATGCCGGGCAACAAATCACTACACTGATTGACTCAACTACAGGCAATGGTGTAGATAATTTGGCAAATAATATTAGCGGTGCAGTTGACAACATTAACAGCTTAGCAGGAGGAGCAACGTCACTTAAGAACGGCTTGTCAGGTCTAGCTAATGCTGCTAAGAAGGCACAGGGAGGCGGACTTGCTGCTAGAGCATCTGCACTGGCTAGCGGGGTAAGTAATTTGCCAGGCGGAATCAAAGCCTTCTCCAGTGTGTTAGATAAAGCAGATGAAGCTGCTAATCAGATACCAGGTACCGGTCAGTTAACAGGTCTGATGAATGATTTGCAGACGGGAGTTAAAAATGGACTTGGCAGTGCTACATCAACCCTAACTTCAGCAGGTAATGCATTGAATGCAGCTTCATCTGCATTGAATACAGCAAATAGCATAGTAGGAGCAGCAGGTGATACAACAGCGGCATTGGGTAACTTAAGTTCAGCAGCCAGCAAAGCGGGCGGACTCACTTCGGCTATTGCAAGTAAGCTTCCAATAGGACAGGTTACTCAGCTACTAACATCTGTGAGTGCTTTGGGCGCTGGCGGAGCAAGTCCTATCAGACTGCCTAGCTTGGGAGTCAACACGACAAACAGAGACGGCATTACTGCCCAAATTAGAGGAGTATTGGGTGATGCTAGAATTCCAATACCAAATCTGTTAGGAGACATTATAGGTGATGCTATTGACAGTATAGAAAAGAGGGCACGTACTTTAAGAGAAGAAAGACGCCGAATTCAAGCACAACTTGACACTGCAAAGGAAGAAGAAACCGCAGCAGGTGATGCATTCATTGTTGCATTTAATACTCTGCCAGCCGGCGACCCAAGTATTGCTGCACTAGAACAGAGGTATCAGGAAGCAACAACTAAAACTCAAAATTTAGTACGAGAACTAGCAAATGTAGGCAAACGTCCAAGAAAAGCTGCACCAGCGACAGACCCAGCTGCTGCTGGAACGCCCCCGGCCGGTACCGGAACTACTACGTAAACTAAATATTAAAAAGGATAATTTATGGCAACTTATTTAGGATTCAGTACGATAAATGCGTGTAACCCAAAAACAACGAATGCTACCTCAGGTAGTGCTGGCGGCCCGGGCGGAATCCGCGAAGGTATCTCATGGGGAAATAAATTTAGTCTCGTTGATGCCCAATTAGTAGTACAAGATTTTCTCAATGCGTTGAATATACGATTAGGTACCAAAGTGGGTCAGCCCGGATATGGTACAAGACTCTGGGACTTTATTTTTGAACCAAATACTCCAACTACACGAATTGATATTGAAAATGAAATACGACGAGTAGCCAGTCAAGACCCTAGACTTCAACTTGCAGAGCTGGTATCCTATACATACGATAACGGAATACTATTAGAAATACAGTGTGCAATACTGCCTTTCAATCAACCAATTGCTGCAAAAATTTCTTTGAACCGAGCGACACAAACAGCCACTTTACTATAAAATCTGGTTTTTTTCTATGATAAATATATTATCAATAGAGAGAAACTATGGCAACAAGTTCAAGACAATCAGCACTATTTGGCCCCAACGACTGGAAAACCATTTACCAGACGTTCAACCAAGCAGACTTCCGTAGCTATGACTACGAAACCCTACGTAAAGCATTCATTGACTACCTACAAGTAAATTATCCAGAAACATATAACGACTATGTTGAATCAAGCGAATTTGTTGCCTTGCTTGACGTTATTGCCTTTATGGGTCAAGGTCTTGCTTTCCGCAATGACTTGAATGCTCGTGAAAACTTTATTGATACCGCCGAACGCAGAGACAGTGTTGTTAAGCTTGCCAATCTTGTGAGCTATACTCCAAAAAGAAACATTGCTGGCCAGGGCTATCTAAAAGTCACGAGTATTAAAACTACTCAGAACCTAAATGATCTTAACGGATTCAATCTAAGCAATGTTCCTGTATTATGGAATGACCCTGCTAACCCCAACTGGTTAGAACAGTTCAACACGATCATCAACGCTACCTTAGTAGATACACAGAGAATCGGTAGACCTGGCAACGTTAGTGAAATCGCTGGAGTAAACACCAGCGAATATAGCATACAGATTGCCCCTAATAATCTACCTATCGTACCTTTTACAAGTTCGGTTGGTGGCATCAACATGAACTTTGAATTGTGCAGTGTGTCCAGCTTAGACAGCGAATCAATCTACGAAGTTCCTCCTGCTCCTAACGGCAGATTCAATATGTTATATCGTAATGACAAGTTAGGATTTGGTAGCCCCGAAACAGGCTTCTTCTTCTACTTTAAGCAGGGCAATCTACAGACATTTGACTTCTCGTTGCAGCAGCAAATCAGCAACCAAAATATTGATATTGATATTCAGGGAATTAACAATTCTGATACATGGCTATACAAGATTAATCAAGATAACACAAGAGACCAGTGGCGTCAAGTAGAAAATGTTTATGCTAATGCTTCACTACAAGGCAATAGTTCATTCAAGCAGACATTTTCCGTAAGCTCACGTTTCAACGATCAGGTCACCTATGTATTTGGCGATGGCGTATTCAGCGAAATCCCTGTCGGAAACTTCAGAGCATATGTACGTGCTGGCAATGCACTCACCTACACTATCTATCCTTCAGACATGAATGGCTTGTCAGTGACATTCACTTATATTTCTCGTTTGGGTAGAGCAGAAACATTAACTGTTGGTCTAGCGTTGACCCAGACAGTAACGACTGCTCAGGCAAGAGAATCACTTGCAAGCATTAAGCAACGTGCGCCTACTCGTTACTATACACAGAACAGAATGGTTAATGGCGAAGACTACAACAACTTCCCATATACACTGTACAACTCAATTGTCAAGAGTAAAGCAATTAATAGATCAAGCGTTGGCGTCAGTAAAAATCTTGACTTGCTAGACCCTACTGGAAAATATTCTAGCACAGTAAGTTATGGCAATGACGGTGCATTGTATCAAGACGATGCCGACGGTAGCGAAAGCTTAACAATTAATAATACCAGTGATATCATTGCATTCTTTACTGGTGAGCTAACTAATATATTGACGCTAAACAAAGCCACACAATACTATATTCAGAACTATCCAAGATACACCGTAACTGATCAGAATACTCCTGCAAATGAAATAGTGTATTGGAGAACTAGTACCGTAAATGCAGACAATGAAACAGGTTATGTCTACACAGTAACCGGTTCATTAGAGCAGCCCACAAGCGTTGGTGTATTCAGCACTACTAATTTGAAATACATGACCACTGGTGCTATCGTTAAATTTACTGCACCCTCAGGTTTCTATTTTGACCAAGACAATAGACTTGTAGCAGGTATTCCAGGTTCGGGCGACAGCACATTTATTTGGACTACTGTTCTAAATGTAGTAGGCGACGGCTCAAACAACAATCAAGGTAGCTTCGCTAATGGAGCTGGTCCTATCAGACTTAGTGGCTATGTCCCTAATGATGTTATTGTAAGCACTATCATTCCTGTGTTCGGTAACATTATTCCTAGAGAAATAATTCAAGAGGCAGTAATCAGAATTGAACTGAATCAAGAATTTACATTAGTGTTTGATAACTCGCTACTAATCAATCAGTCACGCTGGTCTATTAAAAAGATTACTGACCCCAATTGGTTCGTAAAGTTTACCAGCTTAGGTAATAATAGATACACTGTAACATATAGATCATTGTCTTACTATTTTGGAAGTGTCTCAGACACAAGATTTACTTTCGCTAAAGACGAATTAGTATACGATCCGTTTACTGGAAAGATTATTCAAGATAATGTTACGGTATTGGGAATTAATACAGCACCCTCATCTACTACTGCGATCGGTAAGAACACTGAGATTAATATTGTTGGACAAACAGTTGAGAGCGATGGATACGTAAACGACTTTGAAGTTGAAGTTGCAGCAACGGATGTGAACAACAATCAGTTGATTTTAAATCCGGACTTCTTTAATGAGATTACAGGTTTCGTAACGGGTAACAATAATTTTGGTATATATGTTTTCTTTGAGACTGTACAGGATCCAATCAACCTCACCAAAGAGTTCATTATTCCTACCAGCTCAGTACGATTCCAATATCCTACTCAAACACAGATTGAATTAGTGAAGTATGATTATCCAGTTGGACAATTGTTCTATGCAACTAGTGAAAATAAATTCTATAAAACAGTTCAGGATCAAACTGTAACTACTATTGTCTACGATTTAGTAGAACAGTTTAATTATAGTGTGAAGTCAGGAAGACAGGGCCTGAGCTATCAGTACAAGCATAATTCAAACAACACTAATAGAATTGATCCGGCAACTACTAACATTATTGACTTATATGTTGTCACATTCAGCTACTATGAACAATATCAGAGATATATTGTTGACACAACAAATACTATTCCTGAACCGAATAGACCAACAATTACTGAGTTGTCTTCGCAGTACACTCAATTACAAGACTATAAAATGTTGTCGGATTCTGTAATATTAAATAGTGTAGAGTTCAAACCATTGTTTGGTCCTAAAGCAGTACCGGCACTGAGAGCGACAATTAAAGTAATTAAAGACAGTACAACAAATGCGAGTGACAGTGAAGTGAGAAGTGCAGTGCTAGCCGCAATGGATCAATATTTCAATATTAATAATTGGAACTTTGGTGATACCTTCTACTTCTCAGAACTTAGTGCATACTTACACGCCGAATGCGGAGACTTGATTAGCTCTGCTGTATTAGTACCGAATGACCCCTCAATGAGGTTTGGAGACTTGTATGAAATAAAATGTAGACCTTTTGAAATTTTTGTAAACGCTGCTACATCAAATGATGTATTAGTAATACCCGCGCTCACACCCGACGAATTACAGATAAGATAAGTACATATATGGCACGCATTAGAACACTAAATTTTCTTCCGGAAATTTTCCAAACACCCACCAACAGTCAGTTCCTCTCGGCTACACTTGATAGACTCGTAAGCAATCCTTCGTCAACTCGTGTACAGGGATATGTTGGTAGCAAATTTGGTTCGGGAATTAATGCGCTTGATTATTATGTCACAGAGCCAACCAAAACTCGTGCAGATTATCAATTAGAACCAAGCGTGGTGTTTACAAAAGCAGAAGAAGAAATTGCTAATGATTTTATTACATACCCGGGCATAATTGATTCGCTCAAACAACAGGGTGCTATTACTAATAACAACGATAGATTATTCAACAGTCAAATCTACTCATGGGACAGCTTCACTAATCTAGATAAGTTGGTCAACTATTATGAATACTACTGGTTACCAATTGGTGCCCCAGCAGTTACAGTTGCTCCCAGTACTGTATTCATCAACCAAGATTATGTTGTCACTGACTTCCCTAATAGCTATGAAATCAGCGAAGTCGGATCAGCGATTGGAACAGGAACGAATCCTACAATCTCAGTGATTCGCGGTGGCACATATAGATTTGAAGTAAATCAAACTTCACAGTTCTGGATTCAGACTGAGCCAGGTACTAGTGGATTTTCTCCCACACAAGAAAATCTACCTACAAGAGAAGTATTTGGTGTGGATAACAACGGTACTGAAGTAGGCATCGTAACATTCAACGTCCCATTCAAGAATGCACAGGATCAATTTGTTTTCCCTGGCAACAATATGGTTGACGTAATTTGCAATATTCCGTTTGATCAGGTTAACGGTAGAAATCTGTATACGATTAATGACCCTGCTACAGGCGTAATTTATCCCGGACTAGATAATATTGACGGTGTGACTGGCTTAGAAGGCCTAAGAATACTGTTCTACGACACCGGAGTACCAGATGAGCAAGGATTCGTCTCATCGTATTATGACAGCACAACTTATGACGTAAATGATCCGTCCTTTACAGAACCTAAGACTGTCACTGTCGGTAGCACTAACGCTAGTGGTAATAGATTATCAATGGCATCGGGCTTCACTACAGATGAACTAATTCCTAATCAAACTGTAACCTTTAGTGGAGTGCTATTAGGTGGCATCGTTGAAGGTCAAGTATATTTTGTAAAAGATATTATCAACTCAACCGACTTCACTATTTCCGAAGACCTTGAAGGTGATACTGTAACTGTATTTTCTCAGTCAGGCGCCAACATGATTGTTAACATCAATCAGGGCCAGTTTCAGAATGGATTTAACACTGTAGTAAGTGAGAACTTCTACAGAATTCAGTATGTAGGTGATCCCGATAATCCTATTATTAGACTGTTACCTGATGGTACTATTCCTAATAATGAAAAGATTTCTCCGAGATTCGGTGACCAATACATCAGTAGATCGTTTTACAGAAATAATTTAGGTGTTATTAGTATGATACCTATTATTACTGCACCGCTTGATGTGTTGTATTATCAAGATGGAATCAATCCAAATAAAGTCGGCGTAATTAAAATTAATGATTCTGACATAGACAACTTTATTAATATTGAAACAGAAATCTTAGGTAGAACAACTTACACCTCACCTAACGGCGTACAGTTCACGAATGGATTGAAGGTTCAATTTGATGGTAACGTCTTCCCTAATTCATATCGCTCAGGCGAATATTATGTTGAGGGCGTAGGTACAGCAATAGAATTGATTCCGGTCAGTGAATTAATTGTTCCTGAGAAATTCTCTAGAGGAGACTTCATACCATACGATACTGTAGGCTATGACGACACTGATTATGATATTGAATTGTTTGTTCCAATTGACCCCGACTATATCACTATTACAAGAAATAGCATCAGCAAGAATGCATGGTCAAGAAGCAACAGATGGTTCCACATTGACGTTATCAATGCCACTGCACAGTATAATGATAATCCAAATATCTTGACAGAATATGCGACTCTTGACAACAAAGCTAAGAGACCAATCATTGAGTTTTATCCTAACTTAAAAATGTTTGATGCAGGTACTCAAGGTAAGAGACCAGTTGACTTCTTTGATACTCGTGCAACAGATGCATTGTCTCAGGTTGCAGGGTTAAACAATTATTTCCCTGACGTAGAAACCTATACTGGCAACACTGCTGTAGTTGCAAGCACACCAACTGTCATAGTCAATGTAGTATCCATGGAGCTGGGTAAAACATATGAGCTTGTCAACGTTGATGACACTATACAAGATTCATGGAATGAGTTAGCAGGAACGTTGGGCGTTACGTATTTTCCGGGTGACAAAATCGTATGTGTTAAAGACGGAAACGATCTCCTAGTTCCTGGCACCGGTACTGGACGCTTAATAGATGATCAGACAACTGTAACTGTTCCGTCAGACGATGTTACTGGGGTATTCCAAATTGGGATGTATGTCGGTGACGTATTAAATATTATACCTACTAATGCACAGATTATTAATCTCACTGATGACGGGACAACGACCACTCTCACTATCAATTATCCGTTCCCACAAGACATTGTTGGCGGAACAACATCAATCGTTGGTACTGACACTACAGTAAGCAACTATTCTGTTTTCCCTGGATCAAGAATTATTTTCTCTAACGATACCGACGAAGGTACAAAGCATAAGATTTACGTTGTAGATATCGTTGTTACTACTTTAGGTGGTAGTCCACAGATTGTGTTGATTGAAGCTGAAGACACTAATGTTGAAGTAGATCAGCAGGTTGTCATCACGAGAGGCTTCACCGAGCAAGGTAAAACATTCTATTTTGATGGCATTGAATGGCTACAAGCACAGCAGAAAGTAACTGTTAATCAGGCTCCTCTATTTGATGTGTTTGACGATAATGGTATAAGTCTTTCAGACAGCACAGTTTATAATAGTACAAGCTTTACTGGAACTACGCTTTTCTCATATGGTATTAATCCATTAACAGTTGACGATCCTATCTTAGGTTTCCCTGTAAGATTCACTGATGTAGGCAATATCGGAGATATTAGCTTTGACGTTACTATCAATTCTGATACCTTTAACTATGTGCGCGGTATTGAATCAATAACACAGCAAGTAAATACTGGTTACGTACATAACTATATCAATAGAATTGAATTTGCTAGAGAATTGGGCTGGGTAACAGCAGTAGAAAACAGTGTACAGTATCAAGAATTCAACTTCAGATATAATGTTGCTACCCCAACAACTCAGTTTGTTTGTGATGTTGCTGCGTTACCTGAAGTAGAATTTGACAGTGTAGGTTGGCCAAGAGTAAAAGTATATAACAATAACAAGTACCTAGAACCAACTGATTACACCGTTGAAATATTTGATACTGCTACAAGAATTACCTTAAACAGTGCACCTGATGTAGACACCGTAATTCAAGTATTGCTTCTGAGTGATCAAGTCAGTCAGAGCGGATTCTATCAGATTCCTGACAACTTGAACAGCAACCCATTCAACGAAGACTTGACTGTAGCAGATTTGGGTGACATTCGCAATCACTATCAAGATATCTTTGTCAATGCACCAAACACTACTGGTGATATCTTTGGCTCAAATAACTATAGAGACTGCGGTGACTTAACCCCATATGGTACTAAGATTATTCAGAACAGTGCTTCAATGGTACTACCGGGTGTGTTCTTACGTAAAACAAAATATGACCTATTAAACGCATTGATGTTTACGAGCAATGAGTATGTCAAGTTCAAGCAACTATTGGTTGACACTGTACAAAATACCCAGTTCACTATTAGAAACACCCCAGCAGAAATTCTTGACGAAGCTATTGAGCAGATTGCAGCGAGTAAGAGTGAGATTAGCTCATTCTACTGGTCAGACATGCTGCCAAATAGATCGCCGCTAGCGGTAAATACATATAACTTTAATAGCAACACCGACGTAACTCGCTATCCGTTGAGCAAAGTTTATAATTTTGAATCAGCTAACTATGACAGCGTATTAGTATACTTGAACAGAACCGTCAATAACAATCTAGTACAAAGACAGCTCCTAAGAAATGTGGACTACACTATCAGTGCTGATAGCCCAACTGTCACCGTTACTTTAGATTTGGTACCCGGCGACCAAATCATAGTTAAAGAATATAATCAGACATATGGATCATTTGTTCCTTATACTCCGAGTAAGCTCGGACTCTATGCTTTGTACGAACCTAGTGTTGTATTAGACAGCAATTATTCTACACCTACATATTTCATTAAGGGACACGACGGATCATATACAAAGCTATATGGTACCTACATTCCTCAGACTGACACACTTTTAGACTTCAGAGACCAAACACTATTGGAATTTGAAAAGAGAGTTTACAACAACGTTAAGCTAAGCACAGAAGTTCCAATCAAGTTCTATGACGTATTGCCTGGCTTCTTCAGAGACAGTGACTATTCATATGATGAATGGTTGCAGATGTATTCAACTAATTTCTTGAATTGGGTTGGTCAGAACAGAATTGATTACAAGACTCAGTTCTTTAATAGAAACAACGAGTTCACCTACAACTACACTAACTCAAGCAACAAGTTGACCGGCGAGCAAATCCAACAGGGTTATTGGAGAGGCGCATATCAATATCTATATGACACTACTACTCCTAATCTGACCCCATGGGAAATGTTAGGGTTCGCTAACAAGCCTACTTGGTGGGAGGAGCGCTATGGTCCCGCTCCATACACAAGCGACAACTTAGTATTGTGGGGAGACCTTGAATCAGGTAGAGTATATTCAGCAGATGGCACAAGTGTTATTGTTCCTGAAGTAGCTCGCCCTGGACTTTTAGATATTATCCCTGTCAATTCAAATGGCAATTTGCTAAGTCCATTGAATAGCATCGTGGGGACTTATAATGCAAATACTTTCCAGAAAGATTGGAAAGTAGGTGATGATGGCCCGGCTGAACTTAGCTATCGTCGTAGCTCAACATATCCGTTCGACGTTATCAAGTTGTTTGCAATGACAAAGCCTGCTGAGTTCTACAACTTAGCAGTTGACCTAGACAACTACAAATACAATGCTGAGTTTAATCAATATTTGGTAAACAACCGTGACCACTTGATTATCAGTGATGTTGAAATTTACGGTGATGGTATTGCTAAGACCAGTTATATTAACTGGATCGTAGACTATGAAAAGCAGTTTGGAGTAGATACTACTCAAGAAATCAAACAAGCATTGCGTAATCTAGATGTTAGATTGGCATATCGTCTTGCAGGCTATAGTGACAAGACGTTGCTTAAGTTCTATGTTGAAAAGGGTTCACCAAATACTGCCAACGCATCATTGTTGATTCCTGACGAAAGCTATCAGGTTCTTCTTTATGATAACCAGCCATTCGACAAGGTAGTTTTCTCTAGCGTAATCATTCAGAAAACTGTTCAAGGTGGATTTACTGTTTTTGGCAATTCACAGTCCTTTGCTTACTTTATAATTAAGGCACCTGTTAATAGCGGTAGAAGCGAACTTGTTACTGTATTAGATAAGACAGTAAAATTAGCAACTGATTATTCATCTAAGGAAGTACTCGTCCCTTATGGCACAACCTTCTACAGCATACAAGAAGTTGCACAATTCCTAATGAGCTACAACGCATACCTAACAGACAAGGGTATGAAGTTTAATGAAGTACAGGCTGGTACCGAGATCAATTGGGAATTGATGGTACAGCAGTTCATGTATTGGACTCAGATGGGCTGGGAAGACGGAAGCTTGATTACATTAAATCCTGCTGCCAACGATCTTGTCTTTGATAAAGAAGGAAGCATTGTTCAGCCGCTAACCATCCAACAGCAGAACTTCATTCTTAACCAAGACCTGTACCCTATTCAGATTAATACTCTTTGCGTGAATCGTGACGGGACATACTTCAAAGTTCACACACTGAACGAAGGCGATAGCATGTCCTTCGCACAATTCAACGTGAGTAACTTTGAACATGGTATTGTGTTCAACAACACCACACTATTCAATGACGTAATCTATAATCTTGTTACTGGATTAAGACAAAACAGAATTACGTTGCGCGGAACTAAGACCAGCGAGTGGAACGGAACCGTAGACGCTTGGGGCTTTATCATTAACCAAGACAACGTAAAAGAGTGGTCAAAGGATGTTAAGTATCCAAAGGGTTCAATCGTTCTCCACAAGAACAAATATTACACTGCACTAAGATTGTCAGAACCATCAACTGTCTTTAACGACCTTGATTGGAAATTAATCAACTATGAAGATGTGCAGAAAGGTCTGTTGCCTAACTCAGCGACTCGTTCGTTTGAAAGCACACTATATTATAACTGCAATGAAGCTAACCTAGAACAGGATGCTGATCTATTATCGTTCTCTTTGATCGGCTATCGTCCAAGAGATTATCTCGCATTAGCAGACTTGACAGATATTACCCAAATCAATGTCTACAAGAACATGATTAAGAACAAGGGTACTGTTAATGCGGTAACTGCATTTGACGGCGTTAACTTGCCTCAGGGCGGCATTGAATATGAAGTTTATGAAAACTGGGCAATCAAGTCAGGTGACTATGGTGGTTTGCTAAGTCAAAACTTTGTAGAGTTTAGGGTTGACCAAAATCTTTTGACCGGTAATCCAAGCATTGTATCATTGACCAATGGCGTCTACACTGAAGGCTCTCAGCAAGAAGTGCCTATCTATAGTTTGTTTAATTACGGTGATACTATTACTGATCCAAATGTATTGGCAGTAACCACTGACCCATATAATAATCTGTATCCATCAGCCGGTTATGCTAACTTTAACGATGTGAAAATGTCGTCCTTCTACTACGGCGGATTGCCTAATGGAGTCAACAAGGACGGTATAGTCGTTCCTATTCAGAATTTCTATGTAAGAGACTATCTATGGTTAGCAAGCTTTAAAGAAAAGTGGGGAATCTTTTCTTGGAGTCCGATCGGCGAGGTAGTTGAAGTAGCTGCGAACTTAAACAACACTGCGACAGTGACGTTTAGTAAGCCGCACAACCTAAAGAATCTAGATCCAATTGCAATCGTCAACTTCAGCACGAATGTAGACGGCTACTACATTGTAACACAGGTTGTTAACTTGAATCAAGTAATAATCAACTTGAGTATTTCTAATATCGGGTCAGAAAGTATCACTGGTTCAGGCGTAGGTATGTTTATCTACAGTCAGCGAGTAGCACAGCCAGGCGATATCAATACTCTACCTCTATTGGAAGCAGAGTTCAGCAAGAATACTGTCTGGGTAGACGAAAACACTGACGGTGGCTGGGCAGTATATAGAAAAGGCATCAACTACGCTAGACAGGGTGAACTATCCACAACTACTTCAAGTACATTTGGTAATAGTGTTGCATTTACTGAATCTGCTGGTTACTTGGTCGCCGACTCAGCGAATGGAGTAGTATACAGATACTATTATAAAAATTCTAATTACGACCTAGCTGAAACTATTACCAATGACACCAGTTTTGGTGAGAAGATTGTACACAATGATAACACATTCGTTATTTCACAACCTACTACTGATCCTACTGTATACATATATGCATGGAATGATACTGCTTTAGCAAACGAGTTGTTGCTAACTCAAACGATTGCTGCACCGATGGGAGTGACCGATTGGGGAAGTGAATTAGCTATTTCCGGCGATGGTAATTGGGTCTATGTTTCAGATACGTTGAACACTCAAGTATATGTTTACAGAAAGAATAATCAAGAATTTTCTGCTGGTTATTTTGTCCCAACACAAACATATGTAATTACTGAGTTGGGTACTACTGACTTTACTGCAATTGGTGCAATTGAAAACAGTGTTGGTATTACTTTTGAAGCAACAGGAATAGGATCTGGTACTGGTACAGCAATCAATGCTACATACGAATTAGTAAACATAATTGAAAATCCTGACATAGTGACGGCCGGTTCATTTATTATTGGAGAAGAATATAAAATTGCTTCATTAGGAAATACTGATTTTACATTAGTTGGCGCAGCATCAAATAATGTAGGGGTAGTATTTACTGCTACTGGCCCTGGCACTGGGACCGGAACTGCATCAGCACAAAGCAACGGTTTTGGTACTGCAATCTCTACCGATTTTGACAGTGATTGCTTGTTCATCGGCGCACCCAACAAAGACTATAGCGTAAGCGTAACTAATTGGGGAGAAGTTTACTTCTACCAACGTTCTGTGCAAAACTTTGAATCAACTGCTGTATCTACGTTAACGCAGCCGCAATTCTTTGCATTAGGATGGACACCTGATACTGCAACTAAAGCGGTAACAGCTACCTCTGACAGCACTGACAGAATCACATTGGCGAACGTATCTGGAATCAGTGTAAATGATGCTATTACTTTTGTGGGCACCGGTCTAGCCGGAACAGATATTATTGCATACAAAACATATTATGTAGCCGGTATATCCGGTAGTGCTATTACTATTAAGGAATCAAGATCAACTAATGCTATAGTTCAACTATCTACCGTTTCGAGCATTTCTAATGCGACGGCTCACGTTCAAAGTGAATTGCTGCTCGTAAATGTCAACGGACGTATGGTTCAGGACAACAACTATGCAGTCGTAGGTAGTTCATTAGTATATACTGGTTCACTAAATGCAGGAGACATTGTAGAAGTCAGTGGTAACGATTTTTATAATGTTCAAACGTTCAACGCTGCTTCTAATAGCGCAATCAACATTCAATTTGGGTATGATTTGGACGTTACACGACAAGCATCTGAACTATTAATCGGTAGCCCATATGAAATTGACTCTGAGAATAGAGAAGGTTTAGTATATAGATTTACTAATGGTGGTGCAAGATTTGGTATTGTAGTAGGTGAGAATCAATGCTTCCTATCAACAACCCGCAGCGTTTTAATCAACGGGTATCAAGTCACATTGGCTGCTGGTACTGCCGCTGCCGTCGCCAATCAAATCGTAAATTCACGAGTACCTAATATTACTGCATCTGCAACTACAGACAATAAACTTATCATTCAAGTAGTTGATCCAAACTTAGCAGAAATCAATAATAAGTTGATGGTCACTGCATTTGATACTGCTACTTTAGATGAATTGGGTATCAGTGTGTATTCACCTACTCAAGTAATTCCCTGCCCTCACAAAGAAGGCCCAACTGAGTTTGGTAAGACAATTAAGTTTAACCAGTTTGATTCAGTTGTAATTGCTGCCCCTGCAGGTCCTAACTTTGTAGCCACCACATTTGACTTCACCGATGACGAGAATCTAGATAATGACACGGTGTTTGACAACAATGCAACCAGATTCCTTGAAGACTATCCTAACGCCGGCGCAGTCTACATGTTTGACCTGTTGACAAACAATAACGGTAGCTTGTTGAATCCGGGTGCATTCGTATACGCTCAGCCTTCTAACAGCGCAACTTTAGATTTTGTCATCAATCCGTACTACGGCGAAGCTGTTGACTTCTACGACAACACAGTTATTGTGGGTGCTCCTAACCAGATAATCAATCCATCGCAAGTAGGACAAGTAACAACATTTGTTAATGCAACTGGCGTGAGAAACTGGTCAGAGTTCCGTCAAAGCGCACCAATCGTAGATATTAACAAGATTCAAAACACCCAGTTGTTTAGTGCAAGCACAAATAATACCCTAATAAATCTTGATTACATGGATCCGTTGCAAGACAAGCTATTGGGTGCGATAAGAGAAAACATTGATTATGTTTCACCGGAAGATCCTGCCAGATACAACGTTGATCCACTAAACATATCTGCTAATACATGGGGAAGTCAACAGGTAGGAAAAATCTGGTTCAATACATCAACCGTCAGATTCGTAAACTATCATCAGAATGATGTAGTTTATAATAGTGAGTATTGGGGAACAGTGTTCCCAGGCTCAGATATCTCAGTATGCACCTGGGTAGCCAGTAATGTTCTTCCCGGTCAATATCAGGGACCTGGAACTCCTATTGACGCTACAAAGTATGCAGTCGGTAGTAGATTGAATGCGTCTAACATCGTTACCCCAGTTTATTATTTCTGGGTAAGAAATAGCGGTCTAATCGTTAAAGAGCGTGAGAAGACCCTATCGGACGCAGTTCTTGCTTCATACATTGCAAATCCACAAAGTTCAGGCATTGCATATATGGCACCTCTGTTGCCTAATACTTTTGCGCTGTACAACTCAGCAGAATATATCAACGATGCTGATAGTGTTTTCCATATCGGATTTGCTACTAACCAAGACACGGATGTTCCACATAACGAATTTAAGTTAATTCGCCAGAACTTCCCTGATGACTTCTTACCAGGACTGATGCCAGGTGAACGGCCATTCTCTCTATATGCAAGAATGCTTGATAGTTTGTCAGGAACTACTATTAGTGGGGAGATCGTACCTAATCCGTTCTTGCCATTAGCAGTACAGTCAGGCGTATTAGCAAGACCAAGACAAAGCTTCTTCTACAACAGATTTGAAGCACTAAAGAACTACTTGACATATGCTAACGCAGTTCTTGTACAGTATCCTATTACTGAAATAAAGCCGGACATTTCGTTCGCTTTCGTTTCAGATGAATTTTACAATACCGCAGATTATTGGGAATACATCAACTGGTGGGCACCTGGTTATAACAATAGCACAAGAGCTTTTGTGCAGGTACCGCTATACGCTGACTTAGCAGAGCTTGTAGTAAATCCAGACACTCTTGTTAAGGTGGATAACAACGGTACCGGCTCATTTGAAATCTATCGTTATGACGGCGAAGGAGTTTGGACACGAGTTGGTCTAGAAAACGGAACAATCCAATTCAGTAGTGCATTGTGGGAGTATGCTAAGTTTGGCTTAGGATACGGAAACGATTTCTATGATACTATACCATACGATGACTATCCAAGTGAAGCAACAAGAAATATCATTCGCCTCCTAAACGAGCAAATCTACACTCAGGAGTTGTTGATTCACAGAAATAAGAGTCTAATTCTACTCTTAGAGTATATCCAAACGGAAACGATAGAGTCACAAAATTATTTGCCTTGGCTTTCTAAAACATCATTGATGGATGTATTCCACACCGTTCGTGAACTAAGACCGTTTGAAGTATTCAAGAGCGACAACGTTGAATTCTTAGAAGGTTACATTAACGAAGTTAAACCTTATCACGTAGTCCTTAAGGAATTCTTAGTCAAGTATGATGGTATGGAAGTCTATGACGGAAACTTCACTGACTTTGATGTTCCCGCAACATATAATAATAATTTTGATCAGTACATAAGCCCGCAGCTTGTATTCACTGACCCTGATAATGAATATACGTATGATGAGAATTCACCAATCTGGTCTACTGCGCCATACACTCAGTGGTATCAGAATTATGGTTTGTCATTGACTGGACAAGAAAACTATCTCATAACTACACTAAAATCATATATGGATTTGGGGTCTAACGTAATGCTTGTAGATAACGCTAGCGGATTCCCATCCAATGGCGTCATACAGATTGATGGCGAAATAATTTCTTATGCGTTTGTTGACAGAAACTTAAATCTGTTGGGAGGCTTGTCAAGAGGTCTTAACAACTCACAAGTGTCAGAACATATTCCTGACTCAGATATCTTCATTGATTTGCCTGCGGTGGTAGTGTTGGATGAAGGTTCCGGCTACACTCAAGTACCAAAAGTAATAGCACACGTTGATACTACATTGTATCCGGCACCTAGAAAAGAAGCAATACTACAAGCAGTGATGAGCGGCGGCAGAGTAAGTTCAGTTCAAGTTATTGATCCGGGCGCGGGCTATGTTGTTCTGCCTGAAATCAAAATTGACTCAGCATACACTATCTTGTTCTCCGACACAGACATTAACGCAAGCCTAAACACAATTAATATCAATGCTCCTTTCCTTAGAACAGGTGAGATAGTTAAATTCAATAGTGGTACCGGTGGAGCAAAGCCAACTAATCTTGTAGACGATTCTTGGTACTACGTTGGCGTTCTTGAATCACTGCCCTCAGTAATCATAGCTCTCTATACTAACTATAGTGATGCAGTAAAAGATCAAAATAGAATTAATATTGCACCTGGTTTAGCTTCTGATGATATGTCGCTTTCTCCGGGCGCCAGAGCTTCAACTATCACAAGCTCAGCACCTACCAGAGAAAATAATATCACGCTACGTTTCGACAGAACTACCTATAATTCTCAAGTTATTGATTGGGAATCAGGAACATTCTATGGTGCATTCTTTGCTGGTACCTACTATAACAGCGACAAGATATCAAGTTCTGCCATCACGCTAGAAAATACTGAGCCAGATATCAACACTATCTTAGCAAGTGCCCAGGGCGTAGCACTACAAATTAGTGATGTTACTGATGAAGAGGAACTTGTTTGGTCTGCATTTACTCGTTATGTCAGCGAAACTTCAGCCATTGACAACTCAATTAGTTTGGTCCCGCAAGATGGAAATAACCCTGACTTGTCAGAATTAGAACCTAATGCTTCAGGAACCACAATAGGTTTCTATATCGGAATGCCTATTAAATTCATTGGTACTGTAATCGGTGGCCTATCAGAAGGTGTAACATACTATGTTTCTGAAATTATTGATGAAATCAAGTTCTGTGTATCAGATACTATATCAGGATCCACAAGGGTACTTAATAACGGAACAGTAAACGCACCACTACTTGAGTGCTATACAGGAAATATCAACGAAACTGTTATAGTTTCAGTTGAATATCCGGGTATTATTGAAGCAACACAAACTCAAAGCGTTACCAATGCTATCACGGTACCACTATCACCGGTTGGCACAGGGGGAACAATTGGTTTCTATACTAATCTTCCTGTATTCTTTACTGGTAACGTGTTCGGCGGAATAATTGAAAACTTTAATTATTACGTGACCTCTGTAATTGATAATCAGACATTTACAATCAGTGAAACACAAAACCCAGTGACTACCACTGTCACTCAAACTAAGGCCACTGGAAACATTCTGGTTGTTGGATCCATTAATGGAATTTCTAGAAATGACCCAATCATCATTACTTCGTTGACCGGCGGATTAGCTCTTAGCGGAATAGTTGCAGGTAAAACTTACTACGTAAGTCAATTTATTAGTCCGACTGAAATTACTATTTCTGAAGTGGTCAACGGTCCTGTGTTAGTTGTTTCTAATAGAGTCGGTACGGCTGTTCTCACTAACCAAAAGGATACAGTCAAGCTAACAAATGCAACCGGTTCAATGACAATGAACGTTTCTCTACCGGTAAGTCCAGGACAAGTTGACGGGCAGCTATTCACACTGTACCAAACTTCAGGGCAGTTTACCGATATTGCTCCTTCAGGTGCTAACTATTCAGACCTAATTGACAGACAAATTAGAGCTACAATTGGAACAGTGAACAAGATTGCTATCTCTGAAAACGATGGCGGAACATTTAACTTCTATGTGAACATGCCAATTCAGGTACTACAAAATGTGGGCGGTCTAACTACCGGTACAACATATTATATCACTGAATATTCAGGAATGGTTGATCCGTTAAATAGTGAACTTACACTACCTAACATTCAAGTTGAAGTTACTAACTCATCAGATATCGGAAACGTATTGACTTGCACAGTTGATCTTCTCAGAGGGTTCGATGGCACTGATTCACTTTACGAAAAAATGCCTATTACGTTCCAAGGCACTGGTTTAGGTGGAATCGTAATTGATCAAGAATACTATGTAAAAACTATAGTAAGTGCTACACAATTTACTGTTAGTGAAGTAGTTGATGGGCCTGTCAAAGTATTAACTCTCGCAAACGGCCTCATGGTTGGCACCGGCGACCCCTACATCAAGGTTTCAACGTCAAAGGGAGGTTCAGCGGTTTCACTGACAGACAACAACAGTGCTACTTCTTCATTTACACAGTTTATTACAGTAGACCCAGTGTTTGACCTTTCATATCTGTTAGGCGGATATAACGCTATTATCTCTACTCCGGGTGAAGGGTTTGCAATTAGCAACACTATCTTAATTCCAGGAACAGCGGTTGACGGAACTTCACCGGCTAATGACATATTGTTGACAGTGAATACCATAGACGAAGATGGTGGCATCACATCAGTAATTCGCTCAGGAACTCCACCAAGCGTTGCAAATCAGTACTACATGCAAGTCCGTTCAACAAACACACTTGCGGTGTATAAGAACAGCCTATTAACAATTCCAGCAACTCCTGCTGAATTTGATTATGTAGGTTACACTACTGCAACTGTAACAGAAACCCAGGCATCAACTGATATTATTACCGTAAACAGCACAGCCGAATTTGCGGTTAATGATGCAGTAGTATTCACAGGTGATGTTACTGGCGGAATGAACTTAGGTCAAACTTATTACATTCTAGACAACGGAAACTTCACTGCCACAACACTACAGATCAGTGATACTCCCGGAGGAAGTGTAATTCCTCTAAGCACTGCAACGTCACAGAATTATTCAATGGCTAAACTAGGAAGTGTTGCGTTTCTTCCGGAGCCATTCTTCTTCAATCAAAGTATTGTCAGGTACAACAACCGCGTATATGTTTGCGTAGTATCTAATAATGATGACGAGTTCATCTTTGGTAAGTGGGAACTTCTAGACAGCGGCGACCGTAGATTGAACGCAATGGATAGAGTCATTGGTTACTATCAGCCAACAAGCAACATGCCTGGTGTTGATCTACAGCAACTATTTGAGGGTACTACATATCCCAACCCAACCTATCAGGGCAACAACTTTGACCCGAACTTACAGTATGGTGTTGATACTATATTGACCCCGCTTCCATTCTATCCTAGCGAAGTCGATATCAGCGGCATTGTTTGGAACGGTGATAACTATTTGGCTAGTGCTAACTTGCCAGGATACAACGCTATCTTGACGAGTGAGGACGGCGAAACATGGACTATCAATCAGTTAACAAATAACAATATTAATACTACGAGCATTTCGCAGTTGAATGGGTTCTATTTCTTAACCTCAGCTAACCCAACTGTTCCGCTTCTCAGAAGTGTTAATGGTGTAGCATGGTCTGCGGTATCATATTTTGTACCATTTGGAACAACTGAACTGGAGTTACAAAATCTCGCAGCACTGAACATCCCTTCGCTGTCACTAAATGATGTTGCATACTGCACGATCGGTGATGCATGGGTATCAGTAGGTAGAAACATTTTAAGAAGCGAAGACGGAATTGTTTGGAGAGAGTTGACTGAGTTCAACCCTTCACTTGAATATGAACTTAATGCGGTATCATCTATAACAGGTGCAAACTGCCAAGGTTTGGTAGCAGTAGGTAAAGGTAAACAACCAGACTACTCAACCGGCGTAACACAACTTGTGCCGATTGGCTTGATTTTCTATAGCCAAAATAGCGTCAACTGGAATCAAATTCAACCCCTCACTGATAAAGGCCTCTATGGTGTGTCAAGTGACGGAACTACTGTGATTGCAGTGGGCGAACGCCAAGTAATCTACTATACTCAAAATGGTTTTGACTGGGTAGGACTTAATGAAGTAGGATGTGTGTTTGTTGATAGCATCAACAATTACCTCAACGTCACTAACACTGCTGGGTTTAATGATGGATCGCTAGGAACTCCAGTAAGATTCAATCGTTCATTCTCTACTATAGCAGCAAATACCACTTACTATGTCAGGGAAATAATTTCATCTACTCAGGTAACACTATCTTCAACTCTTGATGGTAGCGTACTTACCCTTTCAAGTGCCTCTGTTCCTGAAAATACAAGAATGTTTGTATACGATGCAAGTGACCCAATTCCAGCTACACTAAACGACATTTTGTATGCAAACAGTCTTTGGATTACGGTAGGTGATGAAGGTACTATCAAGACCTCAACAGACGGTATCGTTTGGGAAACTCGCACCAGCAACACTACTAACAACTTGAACAACGTTACATATAACGAAGATCAAGGCGTGTTCGTTGTAGTAGGAGAAAACAACACAATCCTAACAAGTGCTGATGGCATCAGTTGGGAAGAGACTTCAGTGTTTGATCCTATTGTACCAGTATATGATGTGAAGGGTGCAAACTTCCAATTCGGATATGCACCGGAAGAATTAGTAGCAGGCGTTGTAAGCGACAATCTCGCATTGATTGTAAACACCAGACCAGGATCTAACTGGCCTGTTGTTGAATACGGACACACTGGATTCAATGTCAACTCTATTGAAATAGCACCAACTTTTGGAGAACAGGTAGAATATAGCTTTGCGAACTTAGTAAATGTTCCGGTAACACTTAGAGTGCAGGTTATTAATGGCACCACTGAGTTGGGAACTACTCTATCACCTGATGCTTATACTATTGATTGGATAAACAAGAAAATCATATTAGATCAGGCAATTAGTTTCTCTCCGAGACTTGATAAACTAAGAATTGATGTATACGAAGCAGGCAATGGCGATCAGCTTGTGAAGGCAAGCACGGATACTTATCCTATCATTACTGATAGCGACTTTGGTTTCAGAGAAATCAATCTACCTTGTAACTACAGTGCTACTATCTTTGAGGGTGGTGGCGCTCTAAGACCCGGCACTGATAATGTGAACGTTAGAGTCTTTGAAACTGAATCTGTCACAAATCGTATTTTCTGCGATGAGGTAGCAGACTTCATCATTAACAGTCCGATATCATTCCAAGGTGTTCCGTTCGGTGGCTTGCAAGAAGAAACTGTTTACTATGTCAAGACAATAAGCTTCGCAACCAATGCAATCACTGTGTCTACAGTTTTTGATTCATTGACCGGCATAGCTGGACCAACTACTGAGTTGACAGACGATACAGGCGAAATGTTTGCAAACATTCAGAATGGTGTAGCTGCTGTTTGGACAGATCCACTCGTAGAACACAATGGCGAGAAATTAGTGTTTGGTGGTATTGGTCTCGTTACTAGATCAAAATCTAGCAACAACGCACTGACCACTGGAACTACAAGCGGATTGATTGTTGGTACTCCTATCACCTTTGGTCAGGCTTCATTTGGCGTATTAGTACCCTTCCAAAGATACTATATTCAATCAATCATTGACGGTAACGAATTTACTATTTCTGAAACACAGGGCGGGCCAGTTCTAGCTCAGGATGATTTCGCAGGAACTACTACATTCGTGACTAATGATTACTCAATTGGACTTAGAAATGGTAATAAGGCAAAGTTAGTATTTGCAAACAATACCTTTACTAACGATGTTGACTATATATCCTTCTCAATCTTTGGCGAAACACAGCCAGCGCAGTATGGTTATGCTGTTCCGGAAACTCAGTATTACGCAGGAAATGGTTCAACCAGTCTATTCCAGTTAGCTAACTTTGTAGGCTTAGATAACCCACAAAATGCGATTGTGGAAGTGAACGGTGTTAGACAGACTATATCACAGTATACGATTGACGCTATCGCCAACACAATATTGTTTGATAGTCCTCCTCCCGCAAACTCAGTGGTTGCGGTAACTACGTACAACGATACATTAAGACAATACCTAACCAGTCAGTATGACATTACTGGTAACCCAGGTTCTTCGTTGCTTAACCTAACAGTTATAGAAACAGTAAACGAGCTAGGAACATATGACCAAGACGCTCCGGTAGTTCAAACATATGACCAAGATACTCCTGTTATTGTTCTCTATGATGAATTCTTGAACTATCTAACTTTGGGACCAGGCGATGACACCAGTGTATTGAATGTTAACGATTCATTGCAGTTCAGCGCACCAACATTAGGCGGAATTGTTGCAGGACAAACCTATTATGTTCTTCAAATTCTTAACTCTACCGACTTCGTAATTTCTGAAGAAGTAGGGGGAACTCCTTTTGTAGTGTCTGATGATACTGGGTCAATGTCACTGTTGGCAAACGGATTGACGGTTGCGCCTATCGCAAATATCAGTAATAGTTTGACTCCGCCGATAGCTATTAGCAACGCAACAAGCACAACCGCAGGATCTCCTAATCAAATCACAGCAGATAGCACTACTGGATTTATCGTAAATCAACCAGTTCAGTTCTTTGGCACATCATTTGACGCCAACATTAGAACAGACGGTGTTGTATACTTTATTAGAAGTATTGTTAATAGCACTACGTTTACTATTAAAGACGCTGCCGGTACCCAAATTGTGACTGTTGGTGGTTCAGGCAATATGCAAGTTGTAGTGGGCGGACAGCCCAGTGTGCGTGTAACTACCTCAATTGAGCATAAGTTTGTAGAAAATACGTTAATTAGAATTGACGGTACAACTGGTTCAGTTCAGCTTAATAATAACACATATTATGCTAAGATCATTGACCCACTCACATTTGATATCTATAATAGTCCATATGATTCTTCAATTACTGCGGTAAATGATCCCGTAACTACTATTGAAGCGTATATCAGTGGCGGCTATACATGGCGTCAGGGTCTATTCTTCATCAGCACTACTACAGCCACTGCTACTACTGAAGCATCACCCGATGACGATTATATAACTGTAGCTTCTACTGACGGTCTGGTTTCTGGAACTCCAGTATACTTCAGTGAAATTGAAACATCAAACACTGATATTAACGGAGATCCTACTCCGCTAATGGGAGGCTTAACACAGGGTACACTGTATTATGTGAAGGACATTGTTAACTCTACTAGATTCACTGTGTCTTCAGTGAGATATGGTCCTGCTGTTAGCTTAACCGACGATTCCGGAAGAATCAACGTAACTCAGTGGTCACAAGAAAATGTTGATAGAATGTATGTAACAATCAACGGCTATCGTGTTCCGTCATCTAAGCTCAAAGTCAATGACTTCAACGAAGTCAGCATTTTGTCAGAGATTGTCCCCGGTGATAGAGTCATTATCTCAAGTATGATACCAACTGCAACTCCTAATGAGGAAATATACATCAATTTTGTTAACAATGTTGGGGACGCTGAAGTTTACAGAACCAGTCCAGAAATTACAACTTGGGTAACCGAAACTGTATATCCTTTAGCAACAGAAATCTTAGTCAACGATGTTACTAAGCTAACTCGCCAGATAGTGCAGGAAGTCACAACTCCAGCTCCAGCTATTGCTGACGGATTCTACTATATAGGATTAACCGCAGACAAGAACTTGATTGCTAATGTTAGAATCTTCAACAAGACTACACTAAACTTCATACCACAAGAAGCAATCAGTGTTGCTCTTATTGATTTGTCTCCTAATGTTAAGATTGCGCCCGGAGTCTACATTACGGAGGACGATGAGTTGACTATCACTACCCTAGAAGGTAACTTAGTCTATATCAACGGCGAACAGATTAGATTCAATAAGGTAGACTTTGATACTAATGCGTTGCAAGAAATTAGTAGAGGCGTGAACGGTACTGGTACACAAACTATCATACCTGCTTACTCTCCTGCATATGGACTGTTGTCGATAAATCAACTACCTAATGTGTTCTATGATCAGACTTGGAATTCCAACAAATATAACACCGTTGAAGGGGATCCGTTGCAGATTAGCGACACTATTCCTGCTCAATTCCTAATTGATCCGGCTAATTAAGAGATAAATAAAGAAATGAATACTAATATATCAACCAGTTCTACTAAAAAGGTTACTGAAAAAAAGCCCAACGAGATTGGTGGCTTCCACTTTTCCTCTGGAATTAAGATTTTTGATCCAGTAACGAAAGAAGTTCTTCTACAAAAGAGAGGCGACAACTAATGTCTATCATCAACTTATCATATAAGGTAGAAGGCTTCCTCAAGATTTATGACCCTAACAACGGGGAAATTTTTGTAGATAAGAAGAACGCCATCAACTATGAGAATATGTCAGTAGCAATTGCTGATACATTGAGCAGTAGAGGATACGGTGAAATCTATCAGATGGCATTCGGTAACGGCGGAGCTAGTGTTGATCAGACTGGCGTGATCACATATCTGCCACCTAACGTAACTGGTCAAAATGCTGCATTGTACAATCAGACTTATGCTAAGATCGTAGATGACACAAGCGTATTCAATCTTGATCCTACACGTAACAAGATGACTGTCCTACACACGACAGGCACCGTGTACTCAGATATTCTGGTTCAATGTCTATTAGACTACGGTGAGCCAGCTGGACAGGCAGCATTTGATAACAGTACTCAAACAGATTCAACGTATGTATTTGATGAATTAGGACTATTAGCCAACTATGGTACGGACAATAACGGTAATGTAATAACCAGACTACTGACTCACGTTATTTTCCATCCAGTACAAAAGTCACTGAACAGACAAATACAAATTGATTACACCATTAGAATTCAGAGTCTAACTAATTTGGTAACTATTTAAGGGAGCGCAAGAAGTGTCGTATAGTATTTTCAGAACCAATGGTTCACTTTTAACAACTATTCCGGACGGTACGGTTAATACTACCAGCACTCCTTTAAGCTTGCCAGGTAGAAACTATGCAAGTTACGGGCAAATCGTAGACACCAATTTTGTCCATCAACTAGAAAACTTTGCTAATTCTACTCCACCGCCTGATGCACTGCGCGGCCAGCTATGGTACAACACCACTGCAAATGTATTGTATATTTGCCCGTCAGACGGCGAGTCAAATGTTGCATTATGGGTTCCTATTCTAACACCAAATAATATTAGCAATATCTCAGTTGTAAATCTTACTGCATCGGCTAATATATCAGCAAACAACGCTACTATTACCAACAATGCAAACGCTAATGCTATCTCTACCAACTACTTAACAGTCAACGTTCAAGCAAACATTTCTAATGCAAATGTTACTGGAAATGCAGTAGTTGCAAACTTACGAACAGTAAACGTAACAGCTGGTTCAAATACCATCACCGGTACTTTAACTGGTGCCTGGACAGTAAACGGAGACGCAACAGTTAGCAGCGTTGCAAACACTGCTTTGTATGTTACCGGAGGTAATCTGGTTGTTAGCACCGGTATAAAGACTAACAACTATCTGTATGCTAACGGTGTCGCCGTATCATTTGACGGTACATATACTAACAGTAACGTAGCAGCTTACTTACCTACTTATGAAGGAAACGTAGGCAGCCCAGGTGGCAACGCAGTATTTAATGGCAGAACACTTAATGCTGGATCAAACGTAACAACAGGCACAATCAACGGTAACTGGACACTTTCCTCAGGTTCACAAATCAACGGTCTATCAGGTATTGCAGGTGCTAATGTTACAGGAACAGTTGCTAACGCTACATATGCAGTAAGCGCAGGCTCAGCAGGAAGTGCTACAACTGCCGCTACAGTAACAACAGCAGCACAACCAAATATCACTTCAGTCGGTACATTAACCGGCCTTAACGTATCAGGTAACGCAAACTTTACCGGTCAGCTAATAAGTTTGGGATCAAACGGTAATGTAAGCATCACTGGCGGCGCAGCCGGTCAAGTATTGTCAACAAACGGTTCAGGCGGACTAAGCTGGGTATCGGCAGCGGCTGCTCAAACTGCAATTACTGTTACTGCTAACGCTCAGCCAAACATCACAAGTACAGGCACACTCACTGGCCTTAACGTTTCTGGAAACGCATCATTTACTGGTGCTAACGTAAGTTTAGGAGATGCTGCTAATCTAAAAATTAATGGCGGTTCGTCAGGACAGCTTCTAACGTCACTTGGTTCTGGAACCGTAGCTTGGCAAACAGCCGAGACTGTCATCCCATCCGGAACCAGAATGTTATTTGCTCAAACTAATGCTCCTACAGGATGGACAAAGCAAACTTCAAGCGACAACGCTGCATTAAGAGTCGTATCAGGCACTGCCGGAACAGGCGGCTCTGTCAACTTTACGGCTGCGTTCACTTCACAATCAGTGTCTGGTACAGTGGGAAGCACTACTGCCGGAGGGACGGTCGGCAATAGCACTATCAGTGCAACTGTAGGTGACACTGCTGTTTCAGGCACCGTGGGTTCTACCGTAGCAGAAGGTTCAGTAGGGTCTACTTCTATAACTGCAAGCATCGGTGAAACTGCGGTATCAGGTTCAATAACATCGGCTACTGCTGGCGGCACAGTAGGGACCAATACTATTAGTGCAAGCATCGGAAACACTGCGGTATCAGGAACAATAGACGAAACTACGGTTACTGGAACTACCAATAGCAATTTCACCGGAATTACCCTAAACATAATTAACTCAGAGCAAATTGAGAACGAGCAAAATCAGTTTTGGGTTTATCGTTATGCAATAAATGATCCAGGACACAGCCACACGTTTTCTGCTGCCCCACACAATCACACGTTCTCATCACCGTCCCACTCTCACGATTTCACTCAGTCGGCTCACGGTCACACATTTGCTGGATCGCCTCACAGCCACAGCTTCACTTCGCCAAATCACACTCACGGATTTACTCAGACAGCGCACAATCACACATTTGCTGGATCCGCACACACCCACTCATTCTCGTCACCAAACCATACTCACTCCTTTAGTCAGTCAGCGCACACTCATACCTTCACCGGTGATTCCCATAATCACACATTTTCGGGAACGGACATTAACTTGGCTGTTAAATACGTAGACGTTATTATTGCACAGAAAGATTAAGGTATTGTATGAAGTTAGAACCCGGAAAATTTTGCCCACTGATTAAGAAAGACTGTGTAGGACTACAATGTTCATGGTTTACATTAGTTAGGGGCACGCATCCGCAGACGGGACAAGAAGTTGATGAATGGGGCTGTGCAGTAACATGGTTGCCGGTCTTGATGATTGAAAATAGTCAGCAGCAGCGACAAACAGGTGCCGCAGTTGAAAGTTTCAGAAACGAAGTAGTTAAGTCGGCTGAGAAAAGTCAGCATTTGATAGCAGCAGACCTTCAACATCGTATAGAGGAATCTAGAAGAATACAGACGCTACCTTATAGCGATACAGCAAATAATACATGATAAATATTCGTACACGGAGAAATTTTTAAATGGCATATACAATAGTTAAAAGCGATGGTACAGTACTTACCACCATTCCAGATGGTACGATAGATACTACCAGTACCTCTCTTGGATTACCAGGAAGAAGCTTTTCCGGTTATGGACAAGCTCAAGACACAAACTTTGTTCACTTAACAGAAAATTTTGCTTCTTCTACTCCTCCTCCTAATCCTATTAGAGGTCAGCTTTGGTACAACACAACTACTAACACGATGCTTGTGTGTCCAGCAGACGGAGAAGCAAACGCAGCAGCTTGGTTAGCACTAACTTCAACATCAAGTGGTTCTACTACTACATTCGGTAACATTTCAGTAAGCGGGTCAATCACAACTTCTGAATTGACAGTAGACAATGAAATTTCAGCCGGCTCAATATCAACCGACTCATTGACTGTTACTAATGACGCAAACATTGCTAATGCTACTCTATCGGGAACTACCACAATTGCAAGCACTCAAACAGCAATTATTACAACAGGCGCAGCCGCTACAAACGGTAGCTTGACAGGAACTTGGACAGTATCCGGTAATGGTGTAGCTAATAGTGTTAACGGAACTGCTCTTTGGGTTACAGACGGTAACCTTGTAATTTCAGGCGCAGGTAGTATCGGTATACGAACCGATAACTATATGTACGCAAACGGAGTATCCATTCCACTAGGCGGTACATATGGTAACAGTAACGTAGCAGCATACTTACCAACATATGCAGCAAACATCGGCCCCGTAGGCGGCGCAGCAGTGTTTAATGGTAGAACTTTATCTACTGGTGCAAATACAACTACTGGTAACATTACAGGTAACTGGTCATTAACTGCTGGCTCACGCCTCAACGCTACTTACGCTGACCTTGCAGAACGTTTCGCAGCAGATGAAGTGTATGAACCAGGTACTGTAGTAGAATTGGGCGGCGAAAAAGAAATCACAATTGCAAAAGATGAACTGTCAGAGAAGATATTCGGTGTTGTTTCAAACACTGCTGCCTACTTGATGAACGCTGGTGCCGGTGACGATGATACTCACCCTGCAATTGCGCTTGCCGGACGAGCTTCAGTTAAAGTTGTCGGCTCTATTAAAAAGGGTGATAGACTTGTAAGCGCCGGAAATGGAGTAGCAAGAGCAGCCTCTGAAGCTGAAGCAACTGCGTTCAACACTATTGGTAGATCATTAATAAATAAAGATACAGAAGACGCCGGCATTATTGAAGCCGTTGTTATGATAAGATAATAATAAGGATTTAAGATGGCCTACGCTCAATTCGCTACAATAGATGCAGCAGACTTTAATACGCTCGTAGGTGGCAACCCCACTACGACTGTTAATACGCTAAACGCAACTTGGGCAGTAGGTGGCGGCGCCGCCGGTTACGGACAGACTGCTGTAGCAAACGTTGCTGCAGGAACTAATATTCTGGCAAGCACTCAGTGGGCATCACTCGTCTCTAATACAGCAAGTGCAGCATCGCATCAAGGGTCTAGTATTACAAGCGTCTCTACTCCGGTTGCGGGCGGGGTAATTACATTCAATGCAGCTATTCCTACTAACTTGACAACTATCTATACCAATAGACTAAATGCAGCGGCACAAGGTTCATCTACAAACAACACAGCTACTAGAGGTACTACTTGGTCAAACCAATTGACATTCACTCACACTGCTACATTTGCTAACGGTAACGCTGCTCGCTATTTCTTCAATGCTGGTGGTCAAATTAGAATGACTGTATCACATCCTAGCGGTACCGGAATTAATCTATTGTTTAACAATTTGGCAAGTAACGTAGGCACAGTAGTAATGTCTGCCCCTACATCAGGATCAGTATCTATTGCCGGACTATCATATAACGGAATAACTAAAATAGGCGGCGGCGGAAACGCTCCTACTATTTCTCAGAATACTGGTTACTATGCGTTGACTACAGCTAATGCCAACGTATTCACTCAGACTGCAAGTACAGGTCCAAGTGGGTATCTATCATCGTTCATTCGTTTCATCGTTCAGAGTAACGGTACGCAGGGTTCTAACGGTGACGCTGGCTCAGTAATCACTGTTCACACTGTCTGGGACGAAATTCCAGACGGGTTAGTAGTAGCAAGTGGTTCTGCAACTACTATGACACTCACCCCTCCTGCAACTACTAACATTGCTAACACTTGGGGCGCAGTCACGTTAACCGGTACTGTTACTGGTTCCTAACTTTTTTAATCGCATAGGGGTATCCATCTAAATACTCTTAGGAGTTTACGATGGATACTAAAACCTTAATTACCGAAGCAAAAGCTCGTTTTGCTCACAACTCAGCAAAAGATTATCTAAAAGAAAAGTACAATGCAAAGCTATTAGTAGCAGAGCAGGGTGGTCTATGGCGTGCTGACAAAGAAACTATCTCTTTCTTAACAGCATTCTTGAATGAAGAAGTCGTTCTCATGGATACGTTTGACAATCCAGTAAAGGTTAATAGACAAGACCTTAAAGACAAGTTGTGTGAAACTTATTATAGAGTGATGAACGAATGGCACAATGAGTGGAAAGAGCTTGAAAGTAAGAGATAACATGACCGAACTGGTATACGATTCAGATAACGGCATCATCGCATTAGCATTACAAATGTACGTTCACTACGCTACTGAAATGGGCGGCGATCAGCATTTGATTGACAGAGCAGGTGAACTAGAGTTTATCTTTAAGAATAAACCTACAACAGAAAGATACGAGTGGCCAGAATGACTCGTGGCGTAATACTATTTGCCTTTAATAGTCCCAAATACAATTACTATGATATGGCTAAACATACTGCAAAGCGTGTTGAGCATTTCTTAAAGTTGCCTGTTACGTTAGTAACAGATGACGATTCTATGCCTAAAGACGAGTACGAACTTTGGGATAAAGTAATAAAAATCAAACCGGACAAGAATAACTTTCGTGACTGGGGTATGTGGATCAATAAGGGCCGCTATATGGCATATGAATTAAGCCCGTATGACGAGTCACTATTGTTGGATGTAGACTATATCATCAACTCAAACAAACTACTAACCTTATTTGATATTGACACAGACTTTTGCTGCCACAATAGAACTAATTTCTTAATGAATGTTGGTGCAGCACAAGAACTACTAAGCGCATATAGTTATGAAACACTATGGGCTACTGTTGTGAAGTTCCGCAAGTCTAATCGTGCAGAACAAATTTTTAAATGTTTAGAAATGGTACAAAAGAACTATGAACACTACGCCAACATTCATAATTTTATCGCCCCTGTATATCGTAACGATTATGCTCTTACTCTCGCCCTTCGCATTGCTAACGGCCATAGTAGTGATTCCCGCGATGTTATTCCTTGGGATTTATTGCACGTTGGAAAAAACACGCAAGTTTATCGTGATGGTGATGACCAGCTCGGCACAGAGTATACGGTCATGTTTGACAACTGGCAACGGGGCAAAATAAGAAAAGAGTATATCACAATCAAAGACCAAGACTTCCACGTGATGGATAAAGAAATATACGTGGAGATGATTAATGAATAAAGGCTTTGTCATTATGGCGCAGGGACTTGACTATGAAGTTTGCGCCGATGTTCTTAAGGATAGCATATTAAATGTGATGCCTGATGCTAACGTAACAATCATTACTACTGATATGCTTCCATATGGCGATCAAGCTCCCGACACTGATTGGAAGCTACAGAATGATTGGCAAGTATACGAAGCAAGCCCTTACGAGTATACTATCAAGCTTGAAGCTGATATGTATTTGCCAAGGTCAATTGAATATTGGTGGGATGTACTACAGAATAGAGACTTAGTAGTAAGCACTACAATCAGAAACTTCAAGCAAGAAATATCGGATATCAAAGCATATCGTAGATTCATTACTGACAACAATCTACCTGATACTTATAACGCTATTACGTATTTCCGCAAGAGTGAATTAGCAGAAAAGTTCTTCAATATTGTGCGTGACGTATTTGAGAATTGGGCTGAGTATAAATCTGTTCTCAAGTGTAACGTTGATGAGATTTGTACTACAGACTGGGCTTATGCTATCGCTGCACACATCCTGGGTGAAGAGAATACTACGCTACCTCAATTCAAAGAAATGTCAATGATTCACATGAAGCAATTCATTAATGGTTGTCCTACAGAGAAATGGACAGACAATTTGATTTATGAGAAGCTTCCGCACACTTTCAGAATCAATACTATTCCGCAATTGTATCCATTACACTACCATGTAAAAAGCTTAGCCAAAGAAATCAAGGGGAATAACAATGGATGAAGTAATTGTTATTTGGGAAAGTCAGAAGGTTGACAAGCCAGAGTTTAGGCTGTATTATGATGACAAGGGCTGTGTTATTAACTACACATGTGAACCTCATGAGGGTAACTATATTGTTATTGATGCCCTAACATTTGCTGAGGCTAGACCCGACATTAAAGTTATTGACGGGAAGATCATTAAAAATCATTTTGGTTCAGTGATGAGTAAACTATGCAAAGACACTGAGGGTGTTCTTTGTGAGGTTGAAGACATAAGCATTATCACTGAAACTGACGGACAACATTGGAAATTAAAAACTTATGAATTATGATGACATTGTAGATATCGCAGACCTAGACTGCATCTATCTAAGCTATGACGAACCTCAGAAAGAAGAATTCTGGATCAAGATTAAGAACATGGTTCCGTGGGCTAAGCGAGTAGACGGAGTTAAGGGTAGTGATGCTGCACACAAGGCAGCAGGAGAAGCAAGTGAGACAGAACGTTTCATTCTCATTGACGGCGACAACATGCCGGACGAAGACTTCTTCAATCTACAGTTAGACTTTACAGGATTAGATGAAAACTACAAGTTAGCGCAATATCGTTGGAGAGCGGTCAACGCAATCAACGGTCTGCGTTATGGCAACGGCGGTATGAGTTCTTGGACTAAGACTTATGTTGCCAACATGAAGACCCATGAGACAAGTGACGGAAGTGATACAACAGCGGTTGATTTCTGCATGGATTCTTCAGATAATCTATACTGGGCAATGCACG